GTTTTAAAGCACAATGGAGGACTTGTTCAACGCCTTACCACAACCACTACAGCAACTCTCTTTAGCATTAGCTGGAGAAATACCACTCAACGACGAACTATTCCAAGCAGCCGCCTCCACCTGGCATACCAGGCAACGTTCAGAGACGTATCACCTGCTCGACAGGCTCCGTTTCTCCACACCTATAGTCACGCCCCAGGCTATATATAGGGACCTACCCTGGCGCAACTGTTACCGTATCAACCAGGATCGTGTCGAGCGCATCCCGACCACCAACGCCTCCGATGATGTTTATGTACCCAACTCTGACATCAGCACCCTACTCTCACCCTTATTTAGCATACCCACTTACGGTACGCTCCACCCATCAATCGAGAAGGATGCCCTTGAGCTGAGAGCAGACTCGGCCCGCTGTGCTTCTACGTTTTATAAGATAGCATCCTCCCAAGCTCGTCAGGTTAAACTGGACCCGACACGCATGCTCGAATTTCTGCTGCTACTAGTAGCGACACCGCGAGTTAACTCCGGCTTGGACACCGACCAGCCCTCTATGCGTGATCCAACAAAGTCACCTGCCCTGCATGCGATATGGCAGATCATGCAGTACTACAAAGTAGACTCGAAATATCACGCCCCCGCCCTGATTGTCAGTACCGGTGCTGTGTGGTGGATCCCCCCTCCTGGCAAGCGCAATGTGGTGTCCGTACAATACTTGCTTACAGACCTGGTCAATTTGGCAATTATCGCACGTATGACTGACATGCACCCCACTCTCGGGTTATGCGCAGCCAGAGTCTACATACAGGCGGCCACGACTGACAGTTACACCCACACACTCCTTAAGCTCAAGGGTGTTTTCCCCGCCCTCTCCATCCATTCCATGTACAGGCAGAAAGGGTTCGGTGGCAAGGCACCTGATATACAATGGACGGAACCGCGGACTAAGTACCAGTTCAAATGGGTCGGTGTCACGCATCTACACGACGGGTTACGTCCACGAGCCCCCGTGCGCGATGAAGCTGTGCGTAAGCTCCTAACCGAATACCAACTGGCGGACATCATGGCACCTATAGTAGAGATGAGGAACCAGCACAAACACCACGACCACGATTCGGTACGTTTTGTTCGCGACGTCATGGCCCTGACCAGTGGTATGTACCTCGTGCGACAGCCAACGATGTCCGTGCTCCAGGAGTACTCACAAGTTCCAGACATAAAGCAGCCCATCCCACCGTCTGCTTGGACTGGTACTGTCGGTAATGTCAGATATTTAAACAAGGACGTCACGGGTCCAGCTCGTTGGTTATACAACACGTGGCGAGAGGCAGCCCAAGAAATCGCCCAGGATAGGACTTGGCACGATCCGGTGAATCAATTCATCATGGGCTCACAATACGTCACTGCACGTGGAGGATCCGGTTCGTCCCTCAAACATTCCCTCACGGTCACGGGCCTCGTGCTACCAGAGTTTTCTGAGTCAAGCGTCAAACGATCATCTAAAATATACCAAGCAGCCCAAATTGCCCGGATCCCCTTCACTTTGCTCACCGCAGCCATTCATGCAGAGGTGGTCATGGCCATTAGGAATCAGGTCCAACGTCGCGCCCGCTCCATCATGCCCCTCAACGTTGTCCAACAAGCTGTGTCAGCCCCACATACCCTCGTCGCCAACTACATCAACAAGCATATGAACATGTCGACGACATCCGGCAGTGTGGTCACTGATAAAGTCGTCCCTCTCCTACTGTACGCCTCAACACCGCCCAGAACTGTCGTCAATGTCGACATCAAAGCCTGCGACGCATCAATCACGTACGACTACTTCCTATCGCTCATTTGCGGAGCAATGCACGAGGGATTCGAAGTCGGCGACAATCATGCATCCTTCATGGGAGTACCCTCATCCATAATCATGGATAAACGCAGCGCGTTAGCGCCATACTCACGTACCGTATCCGGACTGCAAACCATGGTCCAGCACCTGTCCCAAATGTACGCCAACGGTTTCCGTTACTCGGTCACCGACGCCTTCTCCAGTGGTAACAAATTCTCCTTCCCCACTTCAACTTTCCCCTCTGGATCCACGGCCACATCCACCGAACATACCGCCAATAATAGCACCATGATGTCCTACTTCCTCGCGGTTCACGCACCTCAGCACATCAAGTCCCCAAACATGAAGCGTGTGTTGTCCGACATGACCATCCAACGTAATTACGTTTGCCAGGGGGATGATGGTGTTCTGCTACTACCTGACGAGGCCGCTTCGAAGATCAGTGCTGAGGACATGGACGAATTGCTGACATGTTTGAAGGACTATGGCACTTCGTTCGGCTGGGTGTATGACATCGACTGGTCCGACTCTGCTGAGTATTTAAAACTGTTCGCCCTGTGCGGTTGCCGAGTTCCCAACGTTAGCCGACACCCACCTGTAGGTAAGGAGTACGCTTCGCCCACTACCGATGAAATCTGGCCCAGTCTCATAGATATTGTGGTTGGACATCACCTGAACGGTGTCATGGACTTGATGAACTGGCGTGAATGGTTACGTTTCAGCTGGGCGTTCGCATGCTACGCGTCACGAGGTGCGTACACCGATAAGTACGGCGAAACGCATATAGCGCAGTATCCATGGTGGACGTTCGTATATCTCGGCATCCCACCCATTCTTCTGCCCGGTCAAACACCCTTCATTCATTCTCTCTTCATGCCACCAGGTGACCAGGCTATGTTCGCGATACTCAATAACTGGCGAGATTTAATCAGCACAAACACCACGACCACGTTTCCACCACTAAAACACCCACACCACACCTGGCATCTGGCAGACGTTCCGACACTATTGGACTCATACGGAGTGTATGCTGGCTATCACGCAGCACAACACCCCCGCCGACCTGTTGCCCAACCTGAGACGGCTAATTCCGAATCCATAGAGCAAATCACTGGTGCGCTGACGGACTACCTCCTATATGACCCTATCCTCAAGGCACGTGTCAATACTGGTCGTCACAATTGGTCACAGCTGTCGCAGTCTATAGGCCTGAACATCGGCGGTCGTGTGCCATCGCTCATGGACGTACCAGGTAAATGGGTAGCTGCAGGAAGAGAGGCGGAAAAACCACCCCCATCGGCGATCGTGTACATGTTTAAGTCACTGAACCGGACCATCAGGCGTCCCAGCAAACACTTCTCCAAATTGTTGGAGCTATACATTAGGGTTAAAGTCGTGCTGGGCGCCCCAAAACCGTTAGCAATCGATCCGGACATTCCACAGGTCGCAGGCGCAGATCCCCACAATGACGACCCCTGGTTCAAATACGTCGGCTTGGGTGACATACCTACATCAACCAGACGATACTTCGGGGAATCGTTGTTCGTCGGACGTGTTGTGTCAGGGCTGGACGTAGAAGCTGTGGACGCCGCGCTGTTACGCCTGAAGATTCTCGGCGCCCCCCCTGCAGCCTACATCGCACTGCTCAACGGCATAGGTATGTCTAACTCCGAAGCAAACCAAATAGCAGGACGGGTATCTCTAGCGAACGCGCAGACGGTCCAAATAGGACGTGTGGTCAACCTGTCCACCCCGTCATCTTGGATGACTCTCGACACTGCTCCGTACATTCAATACCACACGTACGATTTCAAACCGGGAGTGACCAATCCATCAGCCCAGTCACGCGAGAAGTTCATTTGGCTCAGTCCCATCCTCAAACTCTTATGTGCCACCGCTGCCATGTCAATCGCAGGTCCCGTACGCGAAGCCTACGTTCTCGACATCCACGGTAGCGCCGCTTCACTGAGTGGTAATTTCCGCGAATGGATGAGGGCAGCGTAGTGGTCCCCTAGGCGCGTTCTCTACGTGCTATATTCATC